ATAACTCCATTAGTTACATGGAGTGGTGCAACTGCGGCTGGTACTGTTACTGTAACCACTGGTAGTAATTTCACAATTAATCCATTAGGTCCAACTAACGGCAATTTAAGTATTGGTAATTGGGTTTAATCATAAAGTTTGATTTCTATCAAAAAATCCTATAAACTACAGTGATGTTTAATGCGGTTCAAGATTATACCGTCAGTCTCGGGTATAGAAGAATTTGTTTTAATTGTTAGTTGATAAATATATGCATGAAGTACATTTATCTTATTACCTCCCCCGTAGGTAAACACTATGTAGGGCAATCTAAAGTAAGCTATAATAGGAAAAAATATTGGTATAGTCTACTAGAACATAAAGATACCACAGATAGAAAAATAGTAAATGCTATCAAAAAATATAGCTGGGCAAATATGAAATTTGAAGTAATCGAAAGAAATGATGATTGGACTAAACAAGAACTCGATAACAGAGAAATATATTGGATAGCACATTACAACTCAGTTAACTTAGGATATAATATGACAATGGGTGGAGATGGTGTTGATTCAGCTTGTGCGAGAAATAATGCTTTAAAACATCATGCATCCATGTCAGAAGAAAAGAAACTATCGCGAAGTAAAAATTGCAGTAAAGGACAAAAGAAAAGGTATCAAAATTGTCCAGATACACAAGAAACTAAACAACGCAAAAGTGATTCGCACAAAGGATCATATAAAATTGAGTCCCCCGAAGGAAAAATTTGGATAACTGATATTGGGTTGAAGGATTTTGCCGAACATTACAAAAACGAAATTAAAATAAGCTACTGGCAGTTGTTTTCCGCTTACAGAAAGTGTTACAATAATACTGTAACCATTAAAAAAAGAAAAGATCAAAACAACTGGAAGGTAACTCGCATTGATACATGAAATAGCAAATTATACACAGCAATTGTGGTCTACTGGGCGCAAACTTAAAAAATCACAATCGGGTTGGCTATCGAGCAATGCAGTTTGTTGTATCCATAATGGTGATAGTCAAGATACAAGGGGCCGCGGCGGCCTGATGGTTAATGGCAACGGCAGCGTAAGCTGGCATTGTTTTAACTGCCAGTTCAAAACCAGCTATACTCCTGGCAGGCCCTTAAGTTTCAAATTTAGAAAACTTCTGCGTTGGTTGGGCGGAGATCTAAATGAAATACAGCGTTTGGTCATTGAAGCACTGAGAATCAAAGACCTAATCAAACCTGAAGAAATAGAAGAAGAAAAAGAATCGATTACTTTTGAACGCAGATCTCTGCCCGCCGAAGCCAAAAGTTTTTGGGCATTGGCAGAGTTTTATAAGTTGGCTGATAACAATAACTTGCCTGCAAACTTTGTTCATGCAGTAAACTATGTTGTAGACAGAAAGATTGACTGTAACAGATATGATTTTTACTGGACTCCCGAAGTAGAGCACAAACTAGCGCATCGTGTCATAGTGCCATTCAAATACAAGAATGAAATAGTTGGTTATATAGCTCGTGCTATAAACGATGGTATCAAACCCAAGTACCACAGCAATCATCCCGCTGACTTTGTGTTTAACTTAGACAATCAACGGCCTGACAATAAATTTGTCATAGTCTGTGAGGGAACTTTTGATGCCATGAGCGTAGATGGTGTCAGTGTGCAAAGCAACGAAATCAGTGAACAACAGGCAGAATTGATAGAACAACTAGGCAAGCCTGTTATATTTGTGCCGGACTTTGACAAACACACAGACAAACAAGGTCGTGAAGTATGGCCAGGCTATGCCGCAGTAGAACAGGCTGTTGAATATGGATGGAGCGTAAGTTTTCCTGTATGGCGTGAAACCTGCAAGGACATAAATTCTGCTGTACAAAAATACGGCAAGTTATTTGTGCTCAAAGCTATATTAGATGCACAAGAGTCTAATCCATTGAAAATCAAATTGATGAAAAATAAGTAAAATATGTCAAAAGAATATACCACAGATCTACAAAAATTATTTTTAGAGATGATGATTCAAAACGCTGAAAGCTATTTGCGTGTTCAAAACATCTACAATCCCGAAAACTTTGATCGTAGTCTAAAAAGCACAGCCAAGTTTATTAGAGAACATGTGGACAACCACAGAGCCATGCCCACAAGGGAACAGGTGCTGGCATTTACCGGCACAGAACTAAAACCAGTGCCAAACCTAACAGACAACCATTATGATTGGTTTATGGGCGAGTTTGAAGGCTTTACTAAGAAACAAGAACTGGAACGAGCTATTCTCAAAGCCGCAGACATGATTGAAAAAGGTGAGTTTGATCCAGTAGAAAAACTAATCAAGGATGCGGTACAGATCAGTTTGACCAAAGACATGGGCACTGAGTATTTTGCAGATCCTCGTGCTAGATTAATGAAGATCAAAGACAACAACGGGCAAGTCAGCACAGGTTGGCCCACGCTAGACAAGCGACTGTTTGGTGGTATGAACAGAGGTGAACTCAACATCTTTGCTGGGGGCTCAGGTTCAGGTAAGAGTTTGTTCATGCAGAACATTGCCATTAACTGGGCTACACAGGGCCTTAACGGTGTGTTTTTAACACTGGAACTCAGTGAAGAACTCTGTGCTATGCGTATGGACTCAATGGTGGCTAATGTCAGCACTAAAGAAGTGTTTAAAGACTTGGAAACAGTTGAACTAAAAGTTAAGATGGTAGGTAAGAAGTCCGGTAGCCTGCGTATCAAGTATATGCCAGCACAGAGTAATGTAAATCAAATCCGTGCGTACTTGAAGGAACTGGAAGTACAGACAGGTCGCAAAACAGATTTTATCATGGTAGACTACTTAGACTTGGTCATGCCAGTCAGTGCTAAAGTTAGCCCCAATGACCTGTTTGTCAAAGACAAGTATGTCAGTGAAGAACTGCGTAACTTGGCTCGTGAGTTTGGCATACTAATGGTCACTGCAAGTCAGCTGAATAGAAGTGCAGTTGAAGAAATTGAATTTGACCACAGCCATATCTCGGGTGGTATCAGTAAGATTAACACAGCAGATAATGTGTTTGGTATCTTTACAAGTAGAGCAATGCGTGAGCGTGGTCGTTATCAAATCCAGCTAATGAAAACTCGTAGCAGTTCGGGTGTTGGTATGAAAGTGGACTTAGAGTTCGATCTTGAAACACTGCGTATTACTGACCCTGGTGAGGAAGCACAGGGCACACCTGGAACGGTCAAGCCACAGGTTGGCAGCATCATGAGTCAAATTAAAGCCAAAAGCACTGTTGGTGACGGTGAAGAACAGCCTGGGGGATTTCAACGAGCACAACCCAAAGAAGGCTGGAGCTTGGATAAACCTGTACATGGAGAAGCTAATAGCACTAAGCTGAAAGCTATGCTAGCCGGATTAAAGAAAGTCGAATAAATACACTTAATCTGGAGCTGAATTTTGCAAAAAAAGACCCGTAGTTTGCTAGAAGAGCTGGATTCTTTGCGTTTACATAAAGACCGCGAAAATCTAGTAGAAAGCCGCGCCAATAATATTATCCAGGGCGCTATTAATCTAGTAAACTTTATCCGTGAAAACTATGAGCCTGCGGCCGCTGAAGAACTGGAGCGCAGACTAATAAACAGTATTAGAGCACAGGATCCTGCTAAATTTAGTCGTGGCGTCAAAAGGCTAAAAAATGAAGATTAAAGACATAGTTCAAGAAGGAATACTAGACACTTTAGGTAGAGGTATTGCAAAAGGTTTTGGTGTACAGCCCGACGATCAGTCGAGGACCAAAGAACTTAGATCAAAAGCAGAGCTTAAGACAAGAGCACAATTACCCGCTCAAGCCTTTAAACAGTTTCAACAACTTTTAACAAATTCTGGTATTAACTTGGCCAATCCCAGAACTTATGATTACGATCAATTATCACAGTATCTAAAAGATTACTCTAAATATTACTTTGCCAGTGGAGTACAAGACCCAGCTGCCAGTTATATTACAAGTGAAATTGATTCTTTATCTACACCAAAAAATCTCACAAATGCTTCTATAGCACAATTTTTTAACAGTGTTAACGACGCCAGAAGTGATGCCATAGACAACGCTACAAAATTATATAGAGTACCGGTGCAACCAGAAAAAACCGAACCAACACCTAAAGAAACTCCTGCACCTGCAGAAACACCTTCTACAGCTACCCCTGCTTCTACTCAACAACCAACACCTAAAGAAACTCCTGCACCTGCAGAAACACCAAGACAAGACACTGGTTTGCCTCCAAATGTGTCTGTACTGGCAACTAGTCCAGTGGTATTACAAGTGGGCAAGAAAAAATTTGAGTTAGACGATTTAGATCAATGGCACCCATTAGGTATGAAACGAACTGTCAGCGCAGGTGAAGCAGCAATTTTAAATAGATATTTGTCAATGTTATGAAATTATTTGAAATAAAAAAGAATACGCCTAAGTGGCAGATATTTGAAAGCAAGGAAGGCAAGAATCTGCATCTTGAACACATTGAAGATTTGATATTTAATGAAGGATATCAAGGCGCACAACGAGCACTGACCTACTGTGAAAACCTTCGTCAAATGTTTGCTGAAGGCACAGGTACAGCAACGAAAATTACAGTAAAATGGGATGGGGCTCCTGCTATTATCTGCGGCGTTGATCCCGCCGATGGAAAATTTTTCGTAGGTACAAAAAGTGTGTTCAGCAAAACCGAACCTAAAGCTTGTAAGTCTACAGCAGATATTAAAAAGTTTTATAGTGAACAACCCGATCTAGCCAACAAGTTAATTATTGCACTCAAGAATCTTAGCAAAATTGGCATTGGCAATGTCTTGCAAGGCGACTTGATGTTTACCGCAGACACACTGCAAACTGCTGATATAAATGGCGAAGAATGCATTACATTTACTCCCAACACCATTACTTACGCTGTACCTGCCAACGAACAACTAGCAGAACGAATCCGCGGTGCTAAGATCGGTATAGTATTTCATACTGCCTACGAAGGTGCTAGTTTGCCTGAAATGACTGCTAGTTTTGGAGTTAGTGTAGCAGGTCTGAACCCCAGCAAAGATGTGTGGTTTGATGATGCTACTTACAAAGACCTTACTGGTATTGCTAGCCTAACACCTGAAGAAAATACAATGATCAGTCGTACACTGGGTGCTGCTGCCAATACCTTAAAAAAGATAAATCCAGCTAAGTTTAATACCATATTGAATAACACAGAGTTTAGCCAATACATTAAACCTTTTATTAACAGTAAAGTTAAAGGCGGCGAACAAGTAGGTGAACCCACTGCGTTCCTGCAGGAATTTATTACATTTTATCGTGGTAAAATGGAAGCAGAAATTGACACACTAATGAAAAACAGTCAATTTACTGAACAACAGGAAGAACTTGTACACCAATACATGGCAACAAGAGACGCTGCTGCCAGAAAACAATTAGATAAAGCACTGCTAGAATCGGGTGTAAAAGTAGCTGTACTGCGTAGAATTGAAAAAATTGTTGCCAACGAAGAATTCATGGAAGATAATAGCAACACACTATTGGGCGTATTGGCTATCTACAAGCGTATAATTGAAGTCAAGCTAATGATTCTCGGCAAAATGCAGAAAGTAGAAAGTATAGGTACTTTCATTAAAACTGATAACGGTTACAAAGTAACTGCCCCTGAAGGTTTTGTAGCCATTGGACATGACGGCGGCGCTGTGAAACTGGTTGATAGACTAGAGTTCAGCAAACAGAACTTTTCCGCACCTAAACAGTGGAAAAAAGATTAATCGGTATAAATAAATTTATGTGCGCGAGCACTAAACTTTTAAAAGGAAAAATAAAATGGCAGTTTTTACAAGAACAAATGGTAATGCACAAAACGTTGTAAGCGTTGGTAACGTTGCCCTAAGCACAGAAGCTTCTACACTAGGTACAATCGTAAGCACAGGTATTGGCAAGCCAATCCGCGCTTTCTCTGTAAACAGTAACGTTGCTTTGACAACCGCTCTAGGCACAGGCGAAGCAGTTGAAGCTATTCTAGGCGTATTTGGCCAGAAAGCTACTCTACTAGCATACCAAGTTTCCAGTGCTGGTATTGGTGGTGTTACAAACGGTTTGGTCAGCGTTGTTGTTGAAGACAACAGCTGGACAACCACAGACCTACAAGCTAACATTGTTGCTCTAGGCACAGTAAGTTCTGTTAACCTAACAGGTGTTAAGGTTGCTGAACCTGGTCTACAGTTTGTTACAACAGCTGGTAACTAATCAGAAGTTTACACAACACAAACAAAGGCACTTTCGCAGTGCCTTTTTTGTTGGCTATAAATATCTGTATGGAACCCGTAATAACAGCTTTTACTCTAGTTGATGTTACAGCTACCGGCGTAATTAAAGGTGAATCCTTAGTCAGGGATCAACAGCGTAATTGGGAAACTGTGCTACAAGTACTGGGCCTTAAAACACAGCCCATTATCATTAATCGTCCAGGCCTGTGGGCCAATGAAGAACTTAAATATTTTGAGTTTGGCGAGTTTTATGAAGGCCGACACTCGATTTGGGCTTTTCAATTTCGTGGAGAACGAGACGATTTCTATAACTTAGACATACTGGAAGAAGACTTCGACCAAGTACCCATTATAGTGGGCCTAGACGAAACTGCGAGATTTATGTTGCCCGTGTTTTTTACACAGGGTCATTTAAAAAACATATACTTTAAACAATTAAACATCAAACTATAAATAATGTTGATGCTCAGGCACCAATAGGCACTCTTTATGGCACACAAAGGCACACGACACGCATCTCATTTAACCCAAGAGATAATATGGCAACCACCGCGATTGAAAAAGAGAATCTTGAGGCGCACGTTGAGCTTTGCGCTGAAAGGTACAAACAGTTGGAAAATAAACTTACTGATGTCGAAAAACGACTAGACACAGTCGAAAACCACCTTATTGAAATCAAAGATTCTATTACTAATAAAACCAGCGGCATAGACGGTAAATTTATTACTATAGGCACTACTATTTTAGGCGTTATGTTTACGGCTATAATCAGTTTACTAATACACTTGGCACAAAAATGAAAATAGTAGAAATCACTAATGGAATGTCCGTAGCTATCACAAACGAAGAAGCAGATCTGTTATTGCAGTTTGACGAACAAACTCCAAGCATGGCACGCCGTGACTTGGATCAAAGGCAACAACTCATGGCCAACAATCTAGTAAATAAAAATGTACTAAAGAGAATCAAAGAAAATGGCCGTATCGTCTATAAAAGAAAAACTAGGTAAACTTTTAGTTAATTTAACAATTAAAAAAATCGAACTTTGGTCTCACAACGAGCTTACAAAACTTAAACACAACCCAAAACCCTTTTGTTTAGAATATTCAGACCGTCATTATGGCATAGGTGATTTTGATATTAAAATACTGTCAGATAATACGGCCAAAGTACACAAAGACGGCAAGTTTTTACATCATTTTCAAAACAAACAGATAGCAATTTACTACTGTGCCTACGAAAAACTCTATAAATTCACCAGTTCAGATAATCTACTTAGGGTAGACACTGAACTGGGCTTGGCTAGAGCAGAGTATGACATACTGTACTACAAGCTAAACAATAAAAAAGCCGGCCCTGCGTCAAACAGAGACATCATTTTAGCTAAATTTCAAGAAGCTTATGCTAGGCTAAAACGAGCCGAATCGGAATTCAAGAAAACAATGATTACGCATAAATATAATAAAATCTGGGATACCATATTATGAATTTAAAAGAACTTGCACCTAAAAAGACACACCGTCTTAACAAAGTTATGGAAAGCCGCTTTGGTTTTACAGTAGACTATGACAACATGACTTATACTAAAGCACAGCGCCTAAGCATTGCCATTGAAGAAAGTCTTAATAAAATCCGCCAAAGCTATGGCATTCATACAGCTGAACAGAACCCTAAATACATGGAAATGTTCATGGTAAAAGAAGGCGTTGATGCTTGGTTGCGTGACAACAGACTACTAACCGAAGGCGAACTAGAAACTGCTGAAGCAGTACTAGCAGCCAAAGACATGGTAGACAGCATTCAGGACATGATCACCGATGCTTCTAAAATGTTAAACGAACAGCTACCTCCACTGCTAGACACTATTCGTGACCAAATGGGTGCTGCGCAAGCAGATCAGTTTAAAACTACTGCTACAGGCGCACTACAGGGTTTAATGGATTCGTTGAACACTGCTCGTGACAGCCTAGACAATGGCAGTCGTCAACTGGCGGGCGAGCAAGTTGCTGAGCCAATGGCACTGGGTGGTGCAGGTGCAGTAGGTGGTGCAGAAATGCCTGCGCCAGATGCAGACCTAGAAGCAGGTGGTGAAGACTTTGCCACAGCTGATGCAGCTGCAGGCGGTGAAGAAGAACTTG